GGTGAGCAGAAACGGCAAGGCTATGGAGATAACTTCTCTTGGACACTTTGCAGAATAAGCATGCCGTTCACCATTTCCGACTTCTGTACAGCGGGAGGGCTTTATGTGAGCGCAAGCTCATGGCAAGACCCGCCAACTGGCCCCACCCCACAAATTTAAAGAGACAGTTTCATTCTAGAGCAACTTGTTATAGTTGCATCGAACATACAGGACGATAGGTCTGTATAAAAAGGTAGGGTATACTTAAATGAAAGCTAGAGCCGTAGTCATAATTGACTTGGACATTCAGGGAGGCTTTAAAGAAGCCGCACTTGAGCAGGAAAAAATAGAACAAGCTGTTGCAGCGATTGTCAAAGATAATCCCAACGTGATCTATCATCAGGTCGATATGAAAGAACGTAGAGGCGATAAGAAGGTTGACATCACGCAGATGAAATTCCGCAATAGTTAGAAACTGAACCTCTTTAAATAAAAATTGCCTCAGATTTTTTCTGGGGCTTTTTTTATGTCTCATGACATGTTAGTGGTGGCGTTGCTAAATCATTAACAAGGGGCATAATAAAGTGGAAATAAATCTACTAGCAACGCTACTGAGCAGTGAAACATATCAGGTACACCAACAGAGAATAAGAAGGTCAATCTTTTCTGATGAGCATTTGCAGTTATTAGATCTCATCGTTGAAGGTCACAAGAAATACGAAACCGATCTACATCCAGAAGATCTTTACGCTATGTGGCTGGTTCAAAATCCAGTTGCGACAACAGCTTTGGTGCATGACTTTAGGGATTTGTTAGACAATCTAAAGACGGCTCCTGCTATCAGTGAAGTCGTTGCGGCTGACATCATCCAAAATCTTTGGCAGCAAGAAGTTGGCCGGGACGTTGCAGCATTAGGAATAAACATGGCTGAAGGTGATAGCGCAGCTATGACCAAGCTAAAGCGGTTGTTGGAGACTGTAGCTGACAGCTATCTCCCTGATGATTTCGGGGAAGACTGCATTGCTGACATGGATGAATTGATGGATTTCAGTTCGAATGAAAACAAGTGGAAGTTTAACATCCCCACGTTGCAGCGAGAATTGTATGGCGTTGGTCCGGGCAACTTTGGTGCGATATTCGCCCGGACTGAAGCCGGTAAGACATGCTTCTCTATTTCAATCTGTGCAGCCCCCGGCGGCTTTGCGGATCAGGGAGCGAAGGTCTTTTATCTTTGCAACGAAGAAGACGTTAAAATCACTAAGCTAAGAGCGGTCCAAGCTTGGTCCGGTGCAACTGCTGAAGATTGTATCTTGGGCGCTAAAGAAGCTTACACGAAGTTCCTAGATATTGATTCCAATCTACGCTTCAGGACAATCAATGGTTGGGATGTCGATAAGCTTGATGCATTCCTGACCAAGAACCCTGCGGATGTAGTCGTATTGGATCAAATAGATAAGCTGGAAATCTCAGGAACTTACGATGGTCTGCATCGCAAGCTGGGCGCTTTATACCAATCTGTCCGAGAGCTAGCCAAGCGGCATGAGTGTGCAATCCTTAGCGTTACTCAGGCCAGCATAGAAGCTGATGGGCGCACTCGCATTGAAGCCAGCATGATGGCTGACAGCAAAACCTCAAAACAAGCTGAGTTAGATCTGATCATCGGCATCGGCATGGCTGCATCTACAGGCGATAGCCCTGACAATAGGAGGTTTTTAAACCTGTCTAAAAACAAACTTTCCCCATTCCACGGCATGATCAACTGCACGATTGAGCCACTAATTTCGAGGTACTCCGTTTAATGGGCAAACGCTCTAACTTCGAGCGCAAGCCACGGGACTTTTATCGAACGCCGGTTGAAGCCGTTGCTCCGCTTATTCCTTACATTCAAGATGTTCAGACCTTCTGTGAGCCATGTGCTGGTGATGGGGCGCTCATCCGCTCTGTCTCTGCCATCGGGCTGCAATGCGTCAGTGCTTATGACATCGAACCGAATGGTGCTGGGATTGATATCCATGATGCCCTGCTTCTTGATGAGCATCATTTGAACAATGCTGACTTAATCATAACAAACCCGCCTTGGGACCGAGCGATATTACATCCGCTTATCGCTCAGTTATCTGACCTCAGACCCACATGGCTGCTGTTTGATGCTGATTGGATGCACACACGTCAATCAACTCAGTACCTGCCACGACTACGCAAGATCGTCAGCATCGGCAGAGTGAAATGGTTCGATAAAACTACCGGCAAAGACAATGCCTGTTGGTATTTATTCGACAAGCCTCGGCACAATCCTGCCCGATTTTACGGGAGACTGTAATGAAAATCCTTGTGCTAGACCTGGAAACCACCGTGCAAAAGATAGCAGGAAAGACTGACAATTCCCCCTTCAACCCTCAAAATAAATGCGTGTCAGCACACTTCGGCTGGCTAGGCTGGGATAGTGTAGAAGATGTTACTAACCTTGTTTTTTATCACGATGATTATCCTCACCCTGATGACCATAAGTCGCTAGAGGATGCCTTGAAAGAATGCGACCTCGCAGTCCTCCAGAACGCTAAGTTTGATTTCAATTGGCTCAAAGCTATGGGCTTCACGCTTCCTGTCAAAGTATATGATACGATGATTGCGGAATATGTGTTGTCTAAAGGCCAGCGCAGACCGTTATCATTAAAAGTAATAGCGGAGCGCCGGGATGTTACCCGCAAGAAGAGTGACCTTGTTGATGAGATGTTTCACGCTGGTGTCGGCTTTGAGCGTATGCCTTTGGAAATCATGCTGGAATATGCTGAAGCAGATGTAAGATCCACTGCCGAGGTTTATTTATCGCAGCAAGATGACTTTTCCAAACCTTCCCATGCAAGCCTCGTTCCTGTCATAGACATGATGAATGAGATGCTGTTTTTTTTGGTCGATATAGAGAGTAACGGCGTACAAGTAGATCAAGATGTTCTGAACCAGGTTGCAGACGAATTCAGCGCAGAGAAAGCTGTCCTGTTTAAACGGCTAAATGAAATCGTTGAGCAAGTCATGGGCGATACTCCAATCAACCTCAACAGCGGTGCGGATCTCACGAAGGTTATTTATAGTCGTATGGTGATTGACCGGGACAAGCATAAATTGGCTTGGAACATCGGCATGCAGCCGAATGGCCGACCAATGATGCCACCTCGAATGAATAGATCCCAGTTTGTTAGTGCGGTCAGAGCCACCACTAAAACTATGAAACGGACAGTAGCCATTTGCTGCCCGGATTGTGGGGGCCGTGGCACAATACAGAAATACAAACAGATCACCCGTCAGCGAAACGGTAAGAAATACCGAATACAAGGTGACCCCTACATTCACCCAACTAAATGCCCCACATGCAATGGTGCGGGGGCTATTTACGAAAATACAGGCGTTACAGCAGGGCTGAAGCTAAACCCAGAGAATTCTTCTTATGCCAGCATTAACGGCTTTAAAACTGACAAGACCACTATCCAATCCTTGATCCTTCAAGCAACTAACAAAAACAATCTAGTGGCTGTAGAGTTCCTAACTAAAAGCAGTCGTTTGAGTGCGGTCACCACATATCTGGATACCTTCGTCGATGGCATCAAGAACTGGACCCGACCAACCGGCACTCTGCATACTAATTTCAATCAGTGCATCACTGCTACCGGGCGTTTGAGTTCATCTAATATCAATCTGCAGAACATGCCTAAACGAGGCTTTCCGATCCGCAAGGCTATGATCAGTAGGTTTGAACACGGTACGATAATTGAAGCTGATTACAGCAGTCTTGAACTCGTAGTATGCGGGGAATTAAGCCAAGATCAGCAGATAATAGCAGATGTTAAAAGCGGTAAAGATTTGCATAAGCAGACTGCTTCAATCATCTATCAGTGTGATCCATCTGTAGTTACAAAAGACCAACGTACACAGTCAAAAAAATGGTCTTTCGGCCCCGTTTATGGCGGAACTGGAGGAGGTCAGAAGGATCATATAAAGAAATATTTCACAGAGTTCTTCAATATTTACAGTGGCTTGAAGGCATATCATAAGAAGCTCACTGATGGCGTTTTGTTGGATGGTCATATCCAGACCCCGTCCGGTCGGCAGTTCTGCTGGGAGGATGCGAAGCGGCTCGGAAACGGGCGCATAACCAACCACACTCAGTGCGTAAATTATCCTGTCCAATCGTTTGCAACTGCGGATGTAGTGCCGCTGTCTTGCATCCGGGCATTAAGACGCTTCAGGGAATTAAGCCTACAATCTAAGCTTGTGCTTACCGTGCACGATTCAATCGTAGTAGACTGCCATCCTGATGAGCGGGAACCGGTTCTAGGCGCATTAAGATGGGCTATGACCGAGGTTGTTGATGAGATCACTGAGCGTTGGAATTATACGTTCACTTTGCCGCTAGAAATAGAGATTTCTGAGGGCAAAAACTGGCTAGATCAGGTTGAGTTGGATTGACACTACGCTACTAACTATGCCATACTACAAGCTCACTAATAGAATTATTATAAGGATTCAGGATGACTGATCTGATAAATGCCGAAGCCGCTCTCACCCCCGAAATGGAAGCGTCTTACGCAGCATTAGCCGCCTCGCTAGGGGCTGGCCCGAATAAAAGTACAAGCACTCTTGCTCGGTTTCCGGTGCTTTCAATTATGAGCAATGAGGATGACATGCAGGGCAATGCAATCAAGCCTGATCCAAGAGGGAAATTTTATCTCAAAGGATCAGAGAAGCTTGCGTTTGCAGTGAAGGCAACCTTCAGACCACTCTCTCATCATTATCAATTTATACACTTTGATGACAGCGGTCTGGTCAATAAAAGTCGAGCGGTTATCGAATTAAAAGAAGAAGCCCGTGACATGCTTGGCACAATCAACTGTGGGAGACCTGCCTGGACAGCTATTCTAGAAATGGATCGTGAGGAAAAGAAGCGTTGGCGGGATATGCAATTTCGGCAGGTCCGGGGCTTGGTCACAATGAGCGGCAAGACTGCGGATGGTGAAGAGGTCGTGTATCAAAACACGCCCTGTATGCTGCAGCTTCGCAATTCCAATTACGGTGGATTTAAGAATTCGGTGCAGGACAGAGTTCCGGTTGGTCGAAACCTGTTCGATTTTAATGTGGAGTTGTCCAGCGAACGAAACGTAAACGGCAGCGTGAAGTGGTATACTTTTAACTACAAACCTGACTTTGCGAACCCGATACCTCCAACGATGGAGCTTTTCGAAACTCTGCAGATGATCAAGGACATGATTGATAAAGAGAACGAGTATGTAGATGAGGCTTACTACAAGGCAATCTCCGCCGGTAGCATTGATGCCCAAGCGATAGCAGCTATTGCACAAGTCGAGGATAGTCTGGACGATGACCTGACTGATGCTGCGTAATGAGCATCATTCACGATCTTTCAAATGAGCAATACCATTCAACTGCGGGTATTAGCTCCTCCGCAATTAAAACAGTCTTTAAGAAGTCGGTAGCCCATTGGAAGGGCCAGAAGATTACCAAGACTTTGGCTTTTGAAATGGGTAGTGCCGTTCATGCCCTGTTGCTTGAAGAATCCCGTGATTTAGTCGTGAAAGGGCCAAAAACCCGTGTTTCTAAAGCCTTCAAAGAGCTGGAATCTAAGTTAACGCCTGATCAGGTAATCCTCCGTGAAGTTGAGTATAACGTAGCTCAATGCATGGTAAGGTCGGTCTTGAATAATCCGGTCTGCAAAGCGGCACTGCGGCATAAAGATCGACTAAATGAAGTCTCCCTATTTGCAGACTGTCCTCGCACCGGATTAGCACTCCGGGCAAGACCAGATCTTGCAATACTAACCGAAGGCACGTTGTATGACGTAAAAACAACTCAAGACTGCACTCCCAAGGGATTTGCATCCGAAACGTTCCGGTATGCGTATCATATACAAGCAGCCGCATATATTTACATCGCACAACTCTGCGGCTGGGATGTAACCAGCTTCAAGTTTATTTGTGTCGAGAAGGCAGCACCATACGCCAGCCATATGTTCGAGGTCAGCCCCGAATTGCTAGCTAAAGCCACTGAGCAAATGCACCATACTCTGGACATTATTGCCGCTGCACAAAAGAGCGGCAACTACGGCACGGGCTGGGGTGACTGTACAACCTTAGAACTACCTTTATGGCTATAACAACTTCGTCGGCCAAGCAAAAAGGCCGTAAGCATCAGCAATGGGTGCGGGATTCAATTCTCGCCCTATTCCCCACAACTTTAAAGAGTGATGATATTCGCTCAACAAGCATGGGTTGTGGTGGAGAGGATGTGACCATGTCTCCGCTAGCCCGAAGCATGTTTCCGTATTCTGTCGAATGCAAGGCTCACAAGTCCTTTGCCATCTACAAAGTATTGGAACAAGCGGCCAGCAATTGCCCCAAAAGTGCAGAACCTATCGCAATAATTAAGGCAGATCGTCAGAAGCCTCTGGTTGTTGTGGATGCCGAGCATTTCTTTGGATTGGTGAAGAGTAAGACAACCCAGAATTGGTAAAGAGTAGGACATCCAATGTCAGACGATGATTATCCCGCTAATACCGTATCCCTGATCCTAGAGATCAAGGATGACGGCCATGTGCAAGTCACGCTTATCGGCAGTGTTGGCGAAGGCATGGATGAGGAAGATTCCGACTACTACATGAATATGATGTCTGGACTGCAGGAGAGCCTGCCGCTTTTAGCAGACCATTTTGCAGAAGTCGGAAGCAAGACCCGTGAATTGGAATTTATGCAAGAGCAAGAGGAGGGAGACATCTGCTTTGAGCCAGATGATGAACTGCTTGAAGCCATTGAAGATAAGAAAATCATTGAATTTAAAAAGAGACTAAATTGATGCATCTTTTTGATAAAAGCGACATGAAACCCAATCCAGATTTAGACACAAAGATGGTCGAAAGACCCCCACATTACAATCAAGCAAAAGTAGAATGCATTGATGCAATGGAAGCTATGGCTGAAGGCACGGATTTAACTCCGCACCAAGCTTACTGCTGGCAGAATTCTTTCAAATACCTCTGGCGGTTTCCTTACAAGCACAAGTTTGCGGCGGGACAAATACAAGATCTGAAAAAGTGTCGTTATTATCTCGACCGACTAATTACCAAGATCGAAGAGGCCCAAGAATGATAGATACTCCGACCTCGTATCTTAAAACGCCTTTGGAAATGGTTCAAGAATTCGCCATAGCTATGAGCCAGCCGCTGGGGGAAACATGGTACGCCAGCCATCAGCTTGAGGACATGCGCTTTCGGCTAATCCGAGAAGAATACGGCGAG